GCCAAGTTCAGCTTTCTGACACAGACTGTTACTTTACAGGGTCAAACTAAGGTCGCACTTCCTACGCCAGTGGCTAGGGTATCTCAAGTGTTCAATAACAATGGTGTTGAGCTAGTGGGCCGTGTCACAGTGTACGAAGATGTTGCTATTACGGCTGGTGTCCCCAACGACCCAACTAAGATACACATTGACATTCCCGTTGGACTACAGGGTTCGTTTAAGGCTGCAACCACATTCAGTGATGAAGACTACTATGTACTCACTGGTGGCTTTGGTTCCGTTAGCTTAAAGCAAAGCGCAGCGGCAGACTTCTACCTTGAGGTTAGAGAAGTCGGTAAGGTGTTCGTACAACGTGCTGCTGTAAGTGCTTCCTCTGGTGGCCCTTGGGATATTGACCTTGATCCAGCAGTTATCATCCCAAGGAACGCTGATGTTCGTATCACGGTAGAGACAGACACCAACAATGCTGTCGTATTTGGGGTATTCAAAGGTTATCTAGCAAAGGTTACAGGTTAATGAAAGTTGGTTCTAAAGTATCCACCCTCCGTAAAGCACAATACGCTAACGACATCTTCACCACTGAGCCTGAAGCTATCTCCCGTTCTATGGACTTAGGCATGGGTGGAGCCACTCACGTCTCTGAGTACGATGGACAGGCTGTGTACATGCCCGGAGAGAGCCACGAGGCGTACCTTTCTTTCTACGAAGGAATTGGGCCCACCGAACAAGGAAGGCCTTCAGTGAGCCGTATAGAGGCTCTCAGAGCCGTTGTAGCTGAGATACTAAAGACTGACTTTGCTAAAGCTGAGTATCAAGGCGAAACTGTCACTCTGAATAAACCTCGTCGTATCAAAGGTGGCAACAAGAAGTTTGAGGTGTTCGTACAGGACGGTGGTAAGGTCAAACGGGTAGCTTTCGGTGATCCTAACATGGAAATCCGTAGGGACGATCCTAAAGCTCGTGCCAATTTCCGCTCCCGCCATTCCTGTGATACCAAGAAAGATAAGACAACGGCTGGCTACTGGTCATGTCGTATGTGGGAATCCAACACATCGGTGGGTGAAATGACAAAGAATATCGAAGGTAAAATCCTTAAGACTGACGACGAACAGCGTATGGTCTACGGATGGGCTTCTGTAGTTACAGAAAAAGGTGAAGCCGTTATTGATCGTCAGGGTGACGTTATCGAAGCTGGCACACTGGTAAAAGCCGTTAATGAATTTATGGAGCATGTGCGGGTCGGCAAGGCTATGCACGTTGGAGATCAGGTTGGCGTAGTTGTCCACTCTCTTCCTATCACTAAAGAAATTGGTGATGCTCTTGGTATCCAGTCTGATCGTGAAGGATGGGTTGTCGCTTACAAAGTATTCGATGATACCGTCTGGGATATGGTCAAATCTGGTGAACTCGCTGCGTTCTCTATAGGTGGACGTGCTATTAAGGAGGAAATCTAACTTGCCTAATCTCCTGAAAAACTTGCACCTTGAAGAACTTTCCCTTGTGGATCGTCCAGCCAATGCACAAGCAATGGTCTCACTCTTCAAGCGTGACAATTCCGAAGAGGAAATTACGAAAATGAATGAAGAAATGGAAGCCAAAGTAAAGGCGTACATGGACGACAAAGGCTGTGGACGTGGCGAAGCTATGAAAGCTCTCGGCTACGACATGGAAAAAGCTGATGAAGTTGTAACCGAAGAAGTCGCTGAGAAAGCCGCTCCTGAAGTTGAAGCTGTAGAAGCTCCTGAAGTTGACGTTGAAGCACTCAAGGCGGATTTTGATCGTCTTTCTGCTGAGAACCAACATCTCCGCAAAGGTCTTATTGACAATGGTTACGTTATCCGTGCCGACTCAATCGAGAAGAAAGCGGAAGAAGAAATGATGGACATCGATGGTGAGATGGTAGCTAAGAGCGACATCCCAGCCCCAGTCCTGAAAGCACTTGAAGCTGCTGCTGTAGCCAAGCGTGAACATGAAATCGAAAAGGCTGACCTTGAGTTGACAAAGAAAGCAGAAGAAATTCTGCCACACTTTGAAGCTGGTGCAGCTAAGTCTCTCCTGAAGTCATTCTCAGAAGATGATGGAATTATGGTAATGCTCAAAGCTGCTGATGCTGCCTTTGCTGCTTCCATGCAAGAATTTGGTAAGTCCGATGTAGACGGTGAGTTCGCTACCTCTGCTGACAAACTGGATGCTCTCGTAAAGTCCTACATGGACGAAAACCAACTGAAAAAGAGTGAGTTCGCCAAGGCTTATGCTGCTGTAGCTAAGACCGACGAAGGCAAAGCACTCATCACTAAATCCTACAAAGGGGAATAATCATGGCCGTCATGCAATCTCGTGATAACCGCACTTTCATCGCTGGGGAAGACCTTTCCGCAGCACAATTCAAATTCGTAACTCTAGAGTCCGATGGTCAAGTTGACTTGGCTGACGCTGCTGGTGAGAACGCCATTGGTGTATGTCTTGCTGGTGCTGCCGCTGGTGCTGCCGTGACCGTATGTGTCTCTGGCTCCGTCATGGTAGAAGCTGGTGGCGTTATTGCTGCTGGCGCTCAAGTTCAAACTGGTGCTGATGGTACTGCTTTGACTGCCGCCGCTGGTGATGTTGTTCTGGGTTACGCTCGTGAAGCTGGCGTAGACGGTCAGATCATCGAAATCGAAATGATCCAAGGCGGCAACGTAGTCCCAGCCTAATCTAGCATTAAAGGAATAATATAATGCCACTTTTGACACCATCTCAGGTACATATCGACCAGCCGTTGTCTAACTTGACACTGGCCTATGTACAAGAACAAACTAACTTTGTCGCTGATAAAGTATTCCCAACCGTAGGCGTTGCTCGTCAGTCTGACAAGTATTACATCTATGACCGTGCGAACATGAACCGCTCTGGTGACGTAAAGAAACTTGCGCCACGCACAGAAGTTAACCGCATCGGTATGGCAGTTTCTAACGCTGCTTATTATGCTGACGTTTATGGCCTCGGCATGGACTTCGATGAGCAAACTCTTGCTAACGAAGACGCAATGTTGGAAATCCGTTCCGCTGGCGCACAGACATTGACAACTCGCTTGTTGATCGACCGTGAAGAGCGTTTCGCTGACACATTCTTCAAGGCTGGCGTCTGGACTACAGACGTAACTCCTGCAAACCTGTGGTCTGACTACACTAACTCTACACCAATCTCTGATGTAACTACTGGTCGTCGCACCATGCAGTTGGCATCAGGTGGCTTCAAGCCAAACACAATGGTTGTTGGTAAAGAAGTTCGTGACATCTTGGTTAACCACCCAGACATCCTCGCTCGTTTGAACGGTGGCGCAACTGTAACAAACACAGCTTTGATTACAGATGCTAAACTGGCAGAAATCTTTGAAGTAGAGAACTTCTACGTCATGGAAGCTGTTAAGAACGGTGCTGTTGAAGGTCTTGCCGAAAGCAATAGCTTCATCGGTGGTAAGAACGCTCTGTTGGTACACACACCTCGTGCATCCGGTCTGATGACCCCTGCCGCTGGTTTGACATTCGCATGGAACTCAGTTCCCGGCGTAAACAACCTCGGTGTTACCGTTGAGTCCTTCTCTGACGATGCTCTGAAGCGTCAGCAAGTTGCAGAACACATCCAAGTTAAAATGGCCTATGACATGAAAGTCACAGGCGCTGACTTGGGTTACTTCTTCTCAGCCGTAATCGCCTAAGCGATAATACTAAAGGTGTACCCTGAGCTTAACGGCTTGGGGTACAACCCAATATATAACAGAACATAACAGTATTCATATAATGGAGAGTCCCTATGCACCCCACATACTTGGGTTGGCAGGTCGATTGGCCTGTGTTTATCAAGATGCCTTTACTGGCGGATAATACGAATTGGAAACGTGGAGATCACTTTAACTGGGCAGAGCGAGGAATAGACCAAGACAAGGTTGCTACCCTATACGCCGCAGGTTATATCCACCACAATAAAGAGCTAGAGGTTCAGAACAAGGTTGGAGATCGACTGTCTGAACTAGCTGGTAAAGACTTAGAGACCTTAGTGAACTTACTTAATGTCGAGGTAAACAAACGTACCTCCAGTAAGACAGAGTTTGAAGCTAAGAAGTGTAAGAAGTCTAAGATTGACGACAAGCAACGTGGTCTAATCAGACGCTTCCTTAATGTTAATCGCTGGATTACAGAAGACTTCTACGACATACGAGACAAGGTTCTCGCTGACTAATAACAACACCAGTTCGCTGGCACTCAGGAGACGACTTACATGGCATGGTCTTACGATCCTACAGACTTGGACACTACCACGGCCTCTGGTCGTCTCAATACAGTACGCCTTCTGATTGGAGATACTGACACAGTTGACCAACAGGTGCAGAACGAAGAGATTACATTTGCTTTATCTGAGAATGGTAACAATGTATATTACTCTGGTGCTTGGGTCGCTCGTGTAATCTCAGCTAAATACTCCCGACAAGTAACGACACAACTAAGTGGTGCTTTGAGTGCTGACTATTCCGACTTAGCCAGACAGTATAAAGCACTAGCAGATGACCTAGAGTATCAAGGCAAGACCGCAGGTGCTTCGGTAGGTGTCCTAGCTGGTGGTATCACCAAGAGTGGTATTGAAGCTGTACGAGCTAACACTAACCGTATCGAAGGCTCATTCCGTAGAGATCGTTTTAAGAACCCACCAAGCTATCAAACACCTGAATACGAATAAGGAGTAAGATATGTCATTCCGCTCCTTTGACCTGCTTAACCTAGTTAGAGACTTTGGGGAAACCCTAACTCTACGCAAGGTTACTACTGCTGGTACATACAATCCAGCTACAGGCACAGTAGACAGTTCTGTCACTACCGACTATTCCGTTAAGGGGTATCTCTACAACTATAACGTAGGTGTCGCTGGTGGTAACGATGAGGTTGTTCGTGGTACTCGCAAGTGTGTTATCTCAGCCTTAGACTTAGCTGCCATCCCCGACTTTGACGATCTGATTATCGGTAGTGGCGACACAGTTAAGATTACCTCTGTCATGTCGTTATTTTCCGCTGGTACTGCTATAGGTTACATCTGTGACGTAGGAGAGTAACCTATGAAACAGTCTATCAAGATTAACTCTTCGTTCTACAAGAAGATGGAGATACTTGACGAATATGTAGAAGAGTATGTGTCTGACCAGTTAATAGATATAGCTCAGACTGCCGTTAACCTATCCCCCGTAGACACTGGTGCATATGTTACATCATTCTCTTATTC